TACAGACGCACCAAGTGCCTTAACAGACTTAGGTATTTCAGACGGTGCGGCAAATACAGTATTAACAACAAACGGCTCAGGTACATTTACTTTTTCAACAAACTTATCAGGTGTAAGTTTAGTTAACGCAGGATCAGTTGGATTTTCTTCAGGTGTTACAATTAATGAATTTAGTTCAGACGGAACACTTGCTGGTGATAGTAATACAGCAGTTCCTACAGAGAGTGCTGTAAAAACTTATGTGGACGCACAGGTATCAGGTGGCGGAGGAGGTTCAGAAGGACTTGCTTCAAGATCAACAGCGGCAGTAACAACAAATAGTATTGCTGATGATGTAAGCGAAGATGTTTCTATTACAGGTTTCAAATCATACATGCTAATGAGCATACAAACAACATCAGCGGCTTGGGTAAGACTTTACACAAGTTCAACGGCAAGAACAGCAGATGCAAGTAGAAGTGAAGGTGTTGACCCTGCACCAGACGCAGGAGTAATTGCTGAAGTATTAACAAATGGTGCACAAACTATTGAGTTTGGTCCAGCAGTATTAGGTTGGAACAGTGCAAACGATACAACAATTTATGCGGCAGTGAAAAACAAAAGTGGGGGAACTGCAACAATAACATCTACACTAACTCTACTCAAACTGGAGGGTTAACATGTCTTTAAAGAAGCATGTAGAAAAAAAGATCTACATGGTTACACTTAAGAAAGGTGTAGACAGTGTAGCATTTTCCAATGACATGGAAACACCAGGTGGTTCTTTACACATTCCAGATAGATCAGTAGGTGTACACAATCCAAGACCAGAATCAAGAACAACAGAATATTGGCTTACAGAATCAGAAAAGAATTTAGTCAGCAATGACGAAAGAGTATTAGCGGTTGAACTCAACCCTAAAGATGCAAACTTAGATGTCTCAGAAAATTCAATAATTGAACAGACAGGTTTGTTTGCACGTAATTCAGCAAACACAGCCACAGACTTGAACTGGGGACTTCTACGTCTTGTAGAAGGATCGAATAGAACCAATTGGGGATATTCTACCACAGAAATTAACGACACAATATCATTTAATGCAACTGGTCGGAATGTAGATTTAGTTATTTGCGATGGTGACGGTATATACATCGGACATCCTGAATACAAACAACCGTCAGGACAAGACACCGATGATGGTTCTGCGGAACGCATCGTGCAATATAATTGGTATCAACACAATCCGGCTATCACAGGCGGGTCGGCGGGGAACTACAGTTATAGCAATCCTGGAAGTTACCACGCTAATCACGTAATGGGTACAGCGGGAGGAAACAGACAAGGATGGGCAAGAGATGCGAATTTATATAATCTTTTCTACTATGCTGGCGCTTCTGGTAATACTAATTTTCCTTACGTGTTCGATTACATTAGACAATTTCACGCGAACAAATCCGTCAACGGAAGTACAGGAATTAAAAATCCAACAGTCGTCAACAACTCATGGGGAATGAGTATATTTGGATATCAATGGAGTTTTGATGCTATTGATGCTGTAACCTTTAGAGGTACAAGATTCACACCAACTGGTACTACCACTTATAATGGTACTTCAGGTGTGTTTACTTCTGACACAAGAATAGGAACTTTTACAGCAGATCCAGAAAACATTTCACAACGTATTACAACTTCAGGAAGTGAAGGAACGGTCGGTGGTGACTTTAATGCCATACCAACAGGCTTTGTAAGAACAGGTGGAGAAATTGAACTCAGTTTAAATGTTTTACCTAATGCAAGTTACACAGCAACTATACAAGGACCTGCAACTATTAACTATAAACACAATGTTAGTTCACAAGGAATTACAGGTATATCAGATATTGATCTTACAGTTACAGTTCAAGATTCAAGCAGTGCTACGGTTCAAACTGAATCAGATAGTGCAACATCAGTTGATGGTGGATTTGCTGAAGTTAATATTATAAGTGGAAATATTAGTTTACCTAACAACGAACAATACAGTATTACTTGGCAATCAACTGTTACAGAAGGTACTGATCCAACATCGGCGGCACTGTTAAGATGTACACTTATAGGTTATCAAGGTGGAAGTCCATCAGCAACGGTTACAAGTCTTGGTACAAATATACCTATTGCTTCTACAACAGGATTGACGGCAAGTGTTACGCCTACAACTGGTGGTAATGATGACGGATACTGGACACTTACTGTACCGTTCAATGTAACATTTTTAAATCAAAGTTCACCAACTATCTATATGGGTACAAACAGTTATCTTACATTTGGTGGTGGAGCGACAACTTATTCTGGTATCGATGAGAATACTCCTAACTTTCCAAAGGTTATGGTAACAGCAGAAGACTGTAGTTGTCAAAGAATTTTTTATGGTACTTCAGGTACAGTTGGTAGTAGAATTTATAGATTAGTATGGGAAGGTAATGCAAGTACAAGTGGTACATTAGGTTCGCCTACTATAAGATATGAATATAAATTTTACGAAGCAACACCTACACAGATTGATTTAACAATTGAACAAAATGGTAACAAACAATCATCTGGTTCTTTTACAACAGCACAACTTAATGGTTGGGGATTTATAGCAGGTCAACGTATTCCTGTAAGAGTTGCGGCACTTGATGCAGACATTGAAGATGCCATAGACGAAGGTGTTATTACAATAGGTGCGGCTGGCAACGGTCAATGGAAACATGATGTGCCGGGTGGTCCTGATTGGGATAACACATTTGAAATGAGCGGCAATACATATTATTATATGCGTGGAACTTCACCTACAGCAAATGACGATGATGTAAACGGAACATACGATATACCTAATATTTGTGTTGGTGCTACTGACACAGGTCTTACACAAGATACTGACAGTGTGAGAAAAGATAGAAAAGTATCATTTAGTGACTGTGGTCCTGGCGTTGATATTTACGCTCCTGGCACATCTATCATGTCAGTTTTGAATACAAGTTATTCAGGTGGTGGAACAACAGATCCGAGAAGCGGCGTTACGCCCAGTTATAAAATTGGAAAGATTTCAGGTACAAGTATGGCAAGTCCACAGGTAGCAGGATTGGTTGCATGTTTAATGGAAACATACCCACACTACAAACAAGAAGATGTTAAGGCATACATAACAAGCAAGTGGGCAGTAGATGGACAACTATATGATGCAGTATCTACAGACGATCCAACAGATACAGATGACTTACAAGGTTCACCTAACAAACACGCAAAGTACAATTTCGAACGTCCTTTGACTGGTACAGTACACCCTAAAAAAGATTATAATTTAAGACCTACAGCAGGTGCATTATATCCAAGGGCAAAACGTACAGTTAGGAAGAGACCACCAGAATAGGATAAATATTAGTATGGCAATACAAACAGTTAATATCGGCGGCGTAGCAAATGACGGAACAGGTGATGATTTACGTGAAGCGTTTGTAAAAGTTAATAATAACTTTACAGAACTTGACAATCGTAATCCTGAACAAACAACTGCATCTAACTTAGGTACAGAAGGACAAGGTGTATTTGCACAAAAGACTGGGTTTGATTTACAATTCAAAAAGATCAGAGCAGGCGGAAATGTTACTGTTACATCAGATAGTACAAATGTTACTATTGCAAGTGTTGGCGGTTTACAACAGTTAATTGTTGCTACAGATAGCGGAAACATTACACTTGCTGAAGGTGATACATTTACTATTGCAGGTGGTACTAATGTAACCACAGCACAGAACGGCGCAAGTGGTATTACAATTAATTCTGCAACAGAATTAAGCACAGACGCTACACCAGTTTTAGGTGGTGATTTAGATGCTAATAATAAAACTATTTTAAACGTAAGAGATGCACAAACTACAGTATATGGCATTGACGTAAGAGATATTTACGGATTTAACTTTGGTAACATTACAGGTAGTACATCAAGCATTATTGAATTTTTAGGTACAGCAACTAACGTTGATTTAGGTACAATTGATGATCCAGGGATACAAGAAGACAGTACCATTGCAGATGTTTCAATTGATAACGGTACAATCCTCAACCCGCTATAATCATAGCCACAATATTCCGATAAATACTATTGAATAAGGAATCAAAATGGCAACCATCTGGACTTTAAAAACAGGATCTAATTTAGGTATATTTGCAGAAAATGCGACTATACGTTTTGCTTTACCTGTTAACACAGTATCAAACACTATAAGCACAGTAAAAGTTATTAGTGGATCATTACCAGGCGGACTTAGAATAGATGGATTATACATTGTTGGTACTCCGTTTGAAGTAGAAAGATTAACAGAATCAAAATTTGTACTTAGAGCAACTGATAGTTCAGGTGCTATTGAAGATAGAACATACACAATATTAATTGACGGTGCTGATGAACCTGAATGGATTACAAAAGAAGGACTAATTGCTGTTGATCCTAATAGCAAATATTTTGTTCTTGATAATACTGTTTTAGACTTTCAATTACAAGCCATAGATCCAGACTTACCTGCAGGTGATACACTTGAATATTTCATTGCTGATGACGATGGCGAATTACCTCCAGGAACAAGACTTACAACAGACGGAAGAATTGTTGGATTAGTTGAACCAGTACTTGCATTAGATAAACGTGCAGGCAGTGGTCATTATGATGCAAACGTATATGGTACGTTTCCTTTCGACTTTGGTGAAAGAAGTGCTAACGGTTACGATAGTTTCTTTTATGATGTACGTATATACGATGACAGAATTCCAACAAGACAACCAAGAAAATTAAATAGATATTACGAGTTTATTGTTAGTGTTAGCGATGGAGATACTATTAAGAAACGTAAGTTTCAAATCTATCTTGTAGGTGATGACTTCTTAAGAGCAGACAATACTAAAATGCAAATTGCAAACGGATTGTTTAGTGCTGACAATACATACTTAAGAACACCTGTTTGGTTAACTCCAGGAAACTTAGGTTTCAGACGTGCTAATAACTTTCTTACATTTTTCCTTGACGTATTAGATACAGAAACAATCTTAGGAAGATTAACTTACACACTTGAAGCACTTAATGATGACGGTAGTACAAGTGAATTACCACCTGGTATGCAAATAGATAGTAGCACTGGTGAAATTGCAGGTCGTGTACCTTATCAACCAGCAGTTACAAAAGAATATAAATTTACGGTTAAAGCAACAAGACTTGGTGGCGTACCAGAAACAATTCTTGCAACAAAATCAAAAACATTTACAGTTAAAATATTAGGTGAAGTTGATTCAACTATTAAATTTACAACTCCAGCAAACTTAGGAAATATTAGTGCAAACTTTATTTCAACAAAAAGTATAAAAGCAACAACAACTGTTCCAGACTCAAGATTGTTATATAGCATTGTATCAGGTAACTTACCTTCAGGATTACAATTAGACATCAGTGGAGAGATAATTGGTAAAGTGAATCAATTTGGTACTGCTAATAATCCAGGACTTACGGTCTTTGATAGTGGTGCAATGACATTTGATGGTGCTAAAACTATATTAGATAGAGAGTTTAAATTTACAGTAAAAGCAGAAGACCGTTTTGGATTTAGTGCAGTTGAACAAGAGTTTACACTTGATGTTCTTGATCCAGATGATAACTTGTACAGTAACTTATATATGAAGCCTTTCTTAAAGTCAACTGTTAGAAGTAGTTATGAAGCATTTGTTTCTGATCCAAGTATCTTTCCACCAGACCTTGTTTATAGAGCAGGTGATCCGCAGTTTGGTGTACAAAAAGAAATTAAGATGTTAGCATACGCAGGTATACTTACACAAAATATTAGAAACTATGTAGCGGCGGCGGCAAAGAATCATAAACGTAAAAGTTATAAAGTAGGTGAAGTTAAAAAAGCAGTAGCAAAGAATCCGGGTAGCAATGACATAGTTTATGAAGTTGTATATTTAGAAGTGTTTGATCCTGCAGAACCATCTAAAGGCAAAACTGCAACACAGTTTAAAAGTAGAAACAGTAATAGCATTACAGTAGATAGTATTTCTTTTGAAGCACAAGATGATAAGACTGCATTAGGAACAGGTTCAAGTGCATTTGATCTTGGTGTTAGAGGTACAGGTACACCTACAATTAGAGTACAAAGTATTGGTAATGATTTAGAAATTATTACAAGAAGTGGTCGTGTTGTATTTCCTACAGTAGGTAATATTACAGTAACAACAAGATTAGGTACTACAGTTACAAGTGTACAGGAATTCATAATTGAACAAGCAGAACCATATAGATTTAGACCAATTACTAACACACTTAAAGTTGACAGCAGTGCAGTCAAAGTAAGTCAGGATAACGACAACACCAAATACATATCAAATCTACGTAATATGAGAGATAGGATATCTGAAACAGGTGTTACAGAACGTGACTTTTTACCACTTTGGATGCGTACAACACAAGAGAGTAGTGTACAAGAATTAGGGTATACAAGTGCGATACCCATTGTTTATTGTCAAGCCGGACAAGCAGACCAAATAATGCTTAATATTAAGAATAATAACTTCAATTTTAAAACAATTGACTTTGATATTGATAGATACATTATAGATAGCACTACGGGCAGTTCAAACGACCAATATATACTGTTCGCAAATTATGAACACAATATATAAACAGATAAATAAAAGCATAGAGAGGTAATAAAATGGCAAGTAATATTGATGATGTAAGCATTAACTCAGCATACCCTGTAGCAGGTCAAGATAATGATTCACAAGGGTTTAGAGATAATTTTGGTACAATCAAAAGCAATTTCGTTGCATCAAAAGCAGAAATTGAAGCACTACAAGATAACACAGCAAAAAAGAACGAAGCGAATAACTTCTTAGGAAATAATATTTCCAACGCCAATTTAGTTGACGTAAGTGAAGAATTAAACGCTGGTGGTACTGTTCAAGCCTCTCAGAACATTGACTTCCAGTTTGGCCCAGTTCAAACTTTTATTATCAGTGGTGATGTTACACTTACAACAACTGGTTGGCCTGAGTCAGGCAAGGTTGGTAAGATTAGAGTAATACTTGTTAACGATGGTACAACACGTACTTTAACTATTGGTACTGAAGCAGGTTCAACATTAAAATATCATAATGATTGGCCATACAGTTCACCAAAGAATGAAATCTCAGTAACTAACGACACCAATCCTATTGTAATCGATTTTTGGACTTACAATGCAGGTTCAACTATCTTTGTAAAATACGACGGCACATACGCGGCATAGTTATGATTCATCCGCATCATGAAGACTTAAAAGAACTCACGACTCCGCAAATTGAGGAGAAGTTAACACAACTTTCCAAAAAGTATTTCATGACACGCAACCCTGAAGTCCAAATGCAAATGTCTATGATATTAGACGGATATCGAGATGAACTCCGTACACGCTATAGAAAAGAAATGAGCGAAAACGGCGATAAAGATCTTGACAATCTCATTAATATCAGTTAAAATACATACATGCTTATAAAAACAGACTCTAACGGAGTTCCCACATTTACGAATCAAAACTTAATCGATATGATCTATACAGGATCTATTGACAAGTGTCATATTGTTCTTTGTGATAAGAATGATGAACTTGAACAGTTTAACAAGTGGGCAAAGGAATTTGGTAATCCTGAATTACAATTTTATGTTCCGTTAGATGTAGATCAAAAAACATTTGATGGTGTATGCCAAAGTGATTGGTTTATGCCAAAGAAGTATAAAGAGATCAATCCAAATAGATGGTTAGAAACTAAACTGATGGAAGAACTACAAATTGATGATCCTGTAGCACTTCGAGATACACCCGAATGGATTAGGGTAACTGATGAACTTACAGAATATTTTGGTCGTGGTATGTATCCATTATTACAGTATATGATATATTTGGTAGACTTCATGCGTGAGAATAATATAGTATGGGGCGTAGGTAGAGGATCAAGTGTGGCAAGTTATGTGCTATATTTGATTGGTATTCACAGAATTAACTCAATTCACTTTGACCTGGACTGGCACGAGTTCCTGAGATAAGTAAACATATAATAGGAGAATATTATGGCAGTACAACAAAAAGGACGTAAGGTCTACAAGTCAATGCAAGGCAAACAAGTTGACATGGATTTATTACGTCAAAAGAACGAACTTACTCCGGCTGTAGGAAATGCTCGTGTAAATGCACGTGGTGATGAATTAGGTCCGGGCGGTAAGATCATTAGAAAACGTGAAGACGTTATGGCTGACTATTACAGAGACAATCCTAATGTTGTTGCAGATGAACAACCTGTAGCAAAAAAGGCTGAACCTGTAGAAGCAGTTGTTAATGAAACACCTGTTGCTAAAAAGGCAACTAAAAAAGTTGAGAAGGAAACTGTTGTTGAAGACGAATGGGTCGAAGACGACGATGGCAATTTTGTAAAAAGAGGTGACTAATGAGTTTAGACTACGAAGCAATGGCGGCTGGAAAGCCTGCTGTTCCAACTAAAGTAAAAGGTAGTATCAGACCTATCCATAATCGTGTTATTGTAAAGAACATGAACTTCGGCGAACAAAAGACCGCAGGGGGAATTATTATTACAAGTGATGATGGTAAAGATAGAGGTATTAAGCCACGTTGGGGACAAGTTGTTTCCAAAGGTAAAACAAATACTGATCCTTATGAAGTAGATGATTGGGTTCTTGTAGAACATGGTCGCTGGACACGTACATTCCAAGTTGATGTAAATGACGATGGTAATTACGTAGACATGCGTACAGTTGAAGCAGAATCAATTCTTGCTTGGTCAGATGAAACACCTGAAGACGTTGCATTTGGAAGTTATACAGATGCTGGAGATAACGAAGCACATAGGCCAGAAGACTTTGGCGCAAATTAAGAAGTGGAAGTAAAGTTGAATAACGTAGATCTAAACAAGTACAAAGATTTTGTAGAAAAGGTTACCTCATTACAAAGTAATGAAACAGGCGGACTAACTTCACAGTTAGAAAAATTAGAAAAAGATAGTGGTGTTAATATGGCACTACTATTAACTGGTGCAATTGGCATCGCATCAGAAGGAGGTGAATTTGCTGAAATTGTTAAAAAATGTATATTCCAAGGTAAACCATTGGATGCAGACACAGTATTTCATGCTAAACGAGAACTTGGCGACATCGCTTGGTATTGGATTAACAGTTGTCGTGCTTTGGGCCTTGACCCTAATGACGTCTTAGAAGAAAACGTAAACAAATTGAAATCAAGATATCCGGGTGGCGAATTTGATGTACACTTTTCGGAGAATCGCAAAGACGGCGATCTTTAAAAAAGACTTGACAAACGTCCCGTTTGCAAGTATAATAATACTATGAATACAGGAATAACATTCTCATCGTTTGATCTGTTCCATAGTGGACACGTTGCTATGCTCAAAGAAGCAAAAGCAAACTGTGATTTCCTAATAGTAGGATTACAAACAGATCCTACAATAGACAGACCAGAAAAAAACAAACCAATACAGAGTGTGTTTGAAAGATATGTACAACTTGAAGGTTGTAAGTATATCGATCAAATTATTCCATATGCAACTGAACAAGATATAATTGATATTCTATTAACTTACCAAATTAATACTCGTTTTATTGGAGAAGAATATAGATCAAAAGAGTATACAGGTAAAGAATTATGTGTTGACAAAGGCATAGAAATATACTATAATAAAAGGCAACATTCATTTAGCACAAGTGAATTAAGAAAAAGGATAAACCAGGCATGAAAGAACTATGGGTAGAAAAGTATCGTCCTAAGACAGTAGAAGGATATGTTTTTAGAGATGAACATCAAAAGAATCAAGTAAAGCAATGGATCAAGGAAGGAACGATTCCGCATTTGCTATTCAGTGGTAACGCAGGTATAGGTAAGACAACACTTGCAAAACTATTGTTTAATGAACTTGAACTTAATGATTTAGATATATTAGAAATTAACGCAAGTAGAACAAACTCTGTAGAAGATGTACGTGATAAGATTGTAAACTTTGTACAAATGATTCCATTTGGTGAGTTTAAGGTTGTACTACTTGATGAGGCAGACTATTTGTCGCCTAACGCACAAGCGGCGTTGCGTGGTGTGATGGAAGAATATCACACAACAAGCAGATTTATCCTAACTTGTAATTATCCTAACAGAATTATTCCTGCATTGCACAGTAGATGTCAAGGCTTTCATATTGAACGTATTGATCAAAATGAATTTACTGCTCGTGTGGCACAAATTTTAATTGACGAAGGTGTTACTCCAGACTTAGATACACTTGACACTTATGTAAAAGCAACTTATCCTGATTTACGTAAATGTATTAACATGGTGCAAATGAATGCAGTTGATGGTGCTTTACAAAAGCCACAAGAAGGTGATACAGGTGAAGCAGATTATAAACTTGAGATGGTTGAATTATTTAAAGCAGGAAAAATTAATCAAGCAAGAAAACTTGTTTGTAGTCAAGTACGCCCAGATGAAGTAGAAGATATCTACAAGTGGATGTATGATAACATTGCATTGTTCGGTGACGAAGAAAAACAAGAAAGTGCAATACTTGTAATTAAACAAGGCTTGGTAGATCATACTCTTGTTGCAGATCCTGAGATTAACTTGGCGGCGACCATGATTAGATTAGCACGTCTTTAATATTAATAAGTAATAATATGACATACCTTGTAAATGAGAATTGTATTAAATGCAAACACATGGACTGTGTCGAGGTATGCCCTGTAGATTGTTTTTATGAAGGTGAAAACATGCTTGTTATTAATCCAGATGAATGTATTGACTGTGGTGTATGCGAACCTGAATGTCCTGTAGATGCAATTATTCCTGATTCACAAGATACTGGCAAACGTTGGTATGATATAAACACAGAATATGCAAACAAATGGCCAAACATTGCAGTAAAAGATATTAGCGATGTTCCGGAAGATGCAGAAGACTGGGCAGACGTTCCTGATAAGTTTAACAAGTATTTCTCGCCCAAGCCAGGAGGAGCAAGTGACTGATTTTAAAATACAAAAGTTAAGAGCAAGCCATATTTTAATTAGCCACCTGGGTGCTACTGCACAAACAAGTAACCGTCCTGCACCAGCGGCAGAACAAGAAGCCGGTTTTATTATTCAAGATATTATAGAAGGTTTACTAACTTTCGATCAAGCGGCAAAAGAACATAGTGCTTGTAGAAAAAGTGCAAAGAATGGTGGCGACTTAGGGTGGTTTCACTATCCAGGTGATATGGAATACGAAATTGCTAAACCTATAAGTGGAATAAACAAAGACGAAATGCTTACATTTCCAATTAAAACTGAGTACGGTTATCATATATTACTAAGGACGGGATAGTTGGAAGACTTTTTTCAAGTAACACCATTAATTTCACAAGAAGAATTCGACGTAATACAAGTCAGTTACGGCAATTCTGATACACTTAATCCTATACTTGAAAAGAAGATATATGATATGGGTGATGAGTTACAACATAGAAGCAATGTAAAAGCGGATATGACTGACTTTAGACTATACGAAGATCCTGACTTTAAAAAGATATGCGACTTTGCTATAATGCAATGTATTAATAGCATAGAAGGATTAAGTCAACGTGGCGCACAAATGATGCGTTGGGATATAATTGACTGTTGGGGAATGGTTTATAGAACAGGAGTAGGTCATCATACAGTTGAACATGCTCACTGGCCTGCTACATTTAGTTTTGTATATTATGTAAATGCATGTGAGAACTGCTCCCCGTTACAGTTTACAAGATCAAACTTTAAGGTCAAACCAAGAACTGGATTGATGGTAATATTTCCGGGGAACACAAGTCATAATGTACCACATCAGGATTGCAGTCATGATAGAGTTGCAATATCAGGCAACATCAGTGCAACTATAAACAAGAAGGAACAGGAACATGCAAGTTAAATTAGTAAGTTATTCAAAGCCTACTGAAGATTATAAAGATAATTTAGAAAATGTACAAGACCTTATTGCGTTTTGTGCCAGAGTAAGTAATCCAAGTAACCAAATGAATAAAGAAACTAATGAAAGACTTATCAAGTATCTAATTAAACATCAACATTGGTCACCATTAGAGATGGTTAGTGCTTGTTTAGAAATACAAACTACAAGAGATATTGCACACCAGATTGTAAGACATAGAAGTTTTAGTTTTCAGGAGTTTAGCCAACGTTATGCTAATCCAGATGAGCAGGGCGATATGTTTGAATACAGTGAAGCAAGACTTCAGGACGAAAAGAATAGACAAAACAGTATTGAAGTTGATGATGAAAAACTACAACTTGATTGGTTACACGCACAAATGCGTATTGCACATTTAGCCAAAAAAGAATACGATTGGGCAATTAAAAAAGGCATTGCAAAAGAACAAGCACGTAAGGTTTTACCAGAAGGTATTACTAAAACAACATTATATATGAATGGTACATTACGTAGTTGGGTTCATTATATTGAATTGCGTGGTGCTAATGGTACACAAAAAGAACACATGGAAATTGCCCATGCTTGTGCCAAAGTAATAGCCACAATATTCCCTCTTGCTGAAAACCTCCAATAAGTAACTATATGTTTAACTATATTAAGAGTCTTTTTTCAGACGACACACCTGTGATTAATTTTGCTTGTGCGAATTGGGGAGTACGTAAGTATGCACCAATACAACCTGCAGGTAAATTTTTTCCAGAAAAGTTTAAAGAGATGAGTCCTTACTATGAAAAAGGTAAGCATAATATAGATCATCATAAAACTGTTAGAGCATGTCCAGGTATTACAGATTACATGAGCATGGGATTTGTTATTCCTGCATTTTGTGATATAGAAATTACACCTACACCAGATGGAAAGTTTGTAGAAACACGTTACAGTGAACCTACTTACAATGATGCCTTTCATCCTGAAGAACAATTAGGCAATTTTCTAAGTGAAAAGTTTCCTGTTAGAGGTGCAGTTAAATTAGACAATCCTTGGTTTACTTGGAACAAGGTTGGATACAGTACTTTATATCTTCCTATGTATTATCACGAAGGTAAGAACTGGGAAGCAGTTCCAGGTGTAATGGATCACGATACAGGTGCTCCACAGAGTCCTATTAATATTATGTTAAAAGAAATTAAACCCACTATGATTAAAATGGGTGAACCATTAGTTCAAGTTATTCCGTTTAAGAGAGAATCGCAAGTTGCAAAGACATTTGAACTAAACGAAACTGCTATCAAACGACATCAAGCAGTGTCCAGCCTACATAATATTACATACGCAGGCTGGATCAAGTGGGTTAAACAAAAGAAATATTATACTGTTGACGCTCACGATACCGACTTACCCGGCGATCAATAAACATCTCCATATATTTCTAATACTTCTTTAACTGCCTCGTGTCTTTCAATATCCCCTCTCTGGAATTCGATTACTGTTAGCCGTTCCGTAGTACCTTTGTTTTCTAAATGCCTACAAAAATCTATGAGTCCGTTATCTCTAAGCCTATCTGCTTGAGCAAGATCACCAGTAACTGCCATTTTACTTCCAGTACCTAATCTTGTTAATAACATTTTCATTTGATTTTGCGTAGCATTCTGCATTTCATCAGCAACTATAAATGCTTTCTTAAATGTACGACCACGCATATATGCCAAAGGTGCAATTTCAAGTACACCTTCTTGTGTCATACCTTCAAGTTCATGTGCTGTAAAATAATCTTTAAGTACATCGAATATTGGCCTTGTCCATGGCGCCATTTTTTGCTCCATAGTACCAGGTAAAAACCCAAGATCTTCGTCTGCACTTACAGCAGGTCTTGTTACGACTATTTTATCTACCACGCCCTCTTTAAATTGTTTAACCGCGGTTTGTACTGCCAACAGAGTTTTACCTGTTCCTGCCGGCCCTATGCCAAAGACTATGTCTTTCTTAGGGTCTAACAGTTTCAGTACGTATGTTTCTTGGTTAATGTTTCGGGGTAGTATTTTGACTTCTTTTTTCTTCTGTGGAAGAAAGTTGTTAATTGCCACAATGTTATTGTAGCCTTGTTTGCTCTTCCGAGCACTTCTTTTTGCACCCATTAAGTTCTCCTTGATAAAGTACACACTTTGTAGGATACCTTCCCTACAAAAATATTTAGCGAGATATCCTGTGACAAAACCACATACTTATAATCCTAACCCGGATAAATAAGTGTATAAGATTGGAAATAGCATATGAAAGACGTATTAGAAGTTATACAAAACATTCAGGGCATTTACGAAAGCGATACCGCATTTACGGTTCTAAAAGACTTTGAAAGAGTGCTTGACGAACTGGATTTATATGTGTACGATAACTGGGAAGATGGCGAATTAGTTGCTGGTCCTAAAATTGGTAGACATTGGGTTACTTGTGCGTTTATGTGGCCAAGAGATGCAATGCCTGATCCTATGGGCGGTAAACGTTTATTAGATTATGACTGTAAAGTATCATATAAAAAAGATCATATACTAAAACCAAGAAAGATTCGTAAGCCAGATGATATTAGACCTGGCACTAAAAAAGGCAAACTTGACCGTGAAGAAATTTGGGTCGTAGAAATTAATATGCCTAAGAAACTTATTGTAGACATTTACAGTGGATACAATGAAATGGTTGATATTAACACTGAGCCTGGACAAGCACCAGGAGCCGCACCAGAGGCAGAGCCAGCAGAAGCAGGCGTTGAAGCAGGTACAGGTGCAGGCGCAGAGACTCCGCCAGAAGGAGCAGTATAATGGGATTAAGAAAAGGCGATTTAGTTAGTCTTGTTGACCGTATTTTTGAAATAGATGCTTTCAAAAGTAAAATGGGTGATGACAAAGACATTGTTACTTTAAGTTTTTCAACTAAGAATGAAGGTAGTGCAAAGGACTTAGAAAACTTTATTGAAAAAGGTTACCCTTTTGTACTTGACGCTGATGCAACCAACGGTGAACAACGTGATGGTATGTATAAAGTGTTTGTTGAAATTGAAAGAAGCAAAGATGCTCCAGCACAGATACATGAAGTTATAGACGGAGTAGCAAAGATTGCCAGTTTAGAAGGCATGAAATTTAGATATTACAAAGGCTTTAAGAGCCACGATTGTAATGAGGCTAATTTAGCCGAGAAGGTCCCGACAGACCATGACGCATATGAAATCAAAGTTAATGAAAGTAATATGGATAATTATAAAAACTTCTTTAGCAAGAGTTATGCTGAAGAAATTGATATTATAAACGAGAACCAATTACGTATTAAGAATACATATATGGATCCGATTTATCTCAATATAGTCGATTTCGCACCCACTGAGAAGGTAAATATCAATGAGTCATTAGATGTCAACGGCTTTGCTGAAGTCATCTACTTAACAAAGTACTTAGGTGATTATGACATTACCAAGTACGGTAAAAAACTGGTACTTGAACACAATGGGTACTCACTAATTTGTAAACGAGGATAGAACCAAATGGCAAAAGATAATTTTAGAAAGTGTTTAGAAGTTATTCTACATCACGAAGGCGGGTACGTAGATCACCCTAAAGATCCAGGTGGCGCAACGAACTTAGGCGTTACCAAACAAACTTACGAAGACTGGATGGGCAAAGTAGTTACTAAAGATAGAATCAAAGAACTAACTATCGACGATGTAACACCTATCTATAAAAAGAATTACTGGACTGCAATTATGGCAGAAGATATTCCAGCAGGTTTAGACTTATGTGTATTCGACATGTGTGTAAACGGTGGACGTCACAGAGCAACAAAAATGTTACAACAATTAGTTGGAGCAACAGTTGACGGTTGGATTGGTCCAAACACTATTGCTAAGACTCAAGCATTCTGTGAAGCGAAAGGTGTTACTGCCGCTATTGAAGGATACCAACAAATTAGACAAGACTTTTACGAGTCATTAAAAACTTTTGAAACGTTTGGTAGAGGATGGACACGCAGAGTAAACGAGACCAAAGAGACAGCGATATCAATAGCCAAGTAAGTTGTAAAAACTGCGGCCACGAATATCACGAAGGTTCACTATACAAAGAATTTGCAGACGGCGACGGTAAGATGATTACGATTGAAGTTTGCAAACAAGGAAGATGATGGAAAAAGTAGTCAAAGCCATAGCAGAACATTTAGACGTTGACGTATCTAAAGTCATACCAGAAGCATCTTTGATAGATGACTTAGGTGCTGACGAGTTTGATATTATTGAGTTAGCAGTTGCGATACAAGAAGCAACAGGCAAAACCATTTCAAGTGAAGACGAAGCCAACGTAAAAACAGTTGGCGACTTTATTAAACTGGTAGAAGCATAATGTTTGGATCAATTAAAATAGCAATGGTTTTAATTATGTTGGCAGGTGCTGGCGGAGGCTTTGTATATGTTAAGAATATAAAAGCAGACTTGGCTACATCAGAAGCAAACAATCTAAAGTTAGAACAAAGTGTTGCAAGTCAAAAGGC